TTGCCATTGAAAGCAGTTCTTCGACTGCGGTTGACATTCGTTCCGGTTCTACCGCCGGAGGGAACATTTTCTTCTCTGATGGAGACGCAAGAGCTCGTGGTCGCATTGAATATAGTCATTTAGAGGACGAACTACGCTTTGGCACAGCCGGAACATATTCAAGGGTAGTTCTTGACTCATTTGGCCGCGTCGGCATCGGTACGTTAAGCCCACAAAAAAATCTACATATAAATACAAATACGGCTGGTGGTAGTGGCGGAGTTTTACGCCTAACAAACTACAGCGCTCGCACTGCTGGTAATTACACAAGTATAGAATTTGCCAACAACGCGGATTATGCATCGAGCGCGCTTACTGGCGCGTATATTCGATCGATCAACACTACCAATTCTGTTTCAAATGATTCAGATTTAGTTTTTGCCACTGGAAGTGGAGGCGGAACTGGAGAACGCCTGCGTATCCTTGCAAATGGTAACGTAGGTATCGGCGCCACAAATCCGGGGCAAAAGCTAACCGTATCAGACGGATTTATTCAGCTTGAATCCTCCGGTACTACGGGCTCGGATCTTCGTCTCAACTTCAAGCCTGGCTTCTCTGGTACATACGGCAATCAATACATCGCAGGTATCAACAGTGAACTAAGGATTGCTGCTTCCACGGTTGGTGGAACTAATGCTGTTACTACTTTCTACGGTTCAGGTGGTACAGAAGTAGCCAGGATTGATAGTACTGGTCGCCTCGGCATAGGTACCACAAGTCCGGCCAATGGTTTATTAAATGTCCAAGGTAATGCAAATCAGATAACCGTTAATACAAGCGATCTTGCTACTTATGGAAGATTAGATTTCGGACTTTTTAGCAATGGTGCATTTATAGGTACCAACCCCGGTACTAACGCTTCGTCGGATTTATTGCGCTTTGGGACAGGCGGAGCCGAAAGGATGCGCCTGGACTCATCCGGTCGGCTGTTGGTGGGGACGAGTGCCAACACAGGAGGAGCTCTTCTTCAAGTTAATGGGGACCGCGTCCGTATTGCTACTGCCAAGACGCCGGCATCAGCTACAGACACTGGATCGGCTGGCGAAATCTGCTGGGACGCAAATTACATCTATGTCTGCACCGCTACTAACACTTGGAAGCGGACGGCTATTGCCACTTGGTAAGCCACTAGTCACCTCCACTACCCCACCACCATTGAGCCCATACCAAACACGGTGGGCTCTTTTTTTTTACATACATTTAACCACTACTCATGTCTACCACTTTTACTTGGAATATTGCCAACCTTGAGCGCGAAGTCGCTGATGGGTTTGTCTACACTGCTCACTATACGATTGACGCAAAGGATGATACCTACAGCGCAGGTGCATACGGTTCTATCGGATTTGAACGCCCCGAAACACTGATCCCGTTCTCTGACCTTACTAAAGAGACTGTTGTTGGTTGGGTCAAAGATGCACTTGGCACTGAGAAAGTAACTGAGATTGAAGTTGCACTGCAAGGTCAACTTGATGAACAACGTAACCCTACTAAAGCCGCTGGCCTACCCTGGAGCTAATCATGATCACCATCCTTGGTATTAAACTTACCTATGAGACACTTGTCTTCATGGGTCTTTTCCTTGCATCTGAAGTAATCGGTGCATCTAAACTGAAAGATAACGGTATTGCCCAACTCATCCTGAGTGGTATTAATGCACTTAAGCCACTGCGTAAAGAGGATGATCAAATCCAACGCATTAAGGATACTCTGAAATGAGCATTAAACTCCTTGACGTTATTAAAAACTACAAGGGGTTACCACATCAACGTACTGCCATTGAGGCCCTTGAACGTTTACTTGGGCCTTATGGTGTATCTGATGAGGCAGAGTGGGTAAAGCTGTGGCGTACACCTACTCCTTCAACCCCACAACAATTTACTAATACCTGGGATGGAATTGAAGCTGCTGCTAGGGCTGCCGGTGCTAAGTTCCCTGAGGTAGTTGCTGCACAATGGGCACTTGAATCAGCATTTGGTACTGCTGTAAGTGGTAAGAATAACTTCTTTGGTATCAAAGGTACACCAGGTACAGTAAAGACTACCTGGGAAGACTACGGTAATGGTCCTGTTACCATTCGTGCATCGTTTAAGGACTTTGCTACACCATACGACTGTGTAGAACACCTTGTTAACCAGTGGTATAAGGACTACAAGGGTTACAAGGGTGTTAACCGAGCTAACACTCGTGAGGACTGTGCATACCTACTTAAGCGTGAAGGTTACGCTACTGATCCAGTCTATGCACAAAAGCTCATCCGACTGATGGAGCAACATGATTGAAGCCTTTGTAACAGGAGCTATCACTCTTGTTCTTGGCATTGGTGGAGGAGTAATTGGTGTCAGTGGACGGTCAGCAACACGTATGGATAACATAGACAAACGTATTGATGACATAGAACTCCGCCTTGCTGAGAAATATGTACCAAGACAGGAACTAGCTGTTGCCTTACAAAAGATGGAGGATCACATGATTAGGATCGAGTCGAAGCTCGATCAGATAGCTTTACGTAATAACTAAATGGGAAAATTCAAAAAGGCGACTGAGGACCAATTTTCGGAATTGCACGATATGGTCACTACGGAACTTGCTAATCGCATTCGTTCTGGTGAAGCCTCTACAGCTGATATTAAAGCCGCGATAGAGTGGCTAAAGACTAATGACATTACAGGCGTACAGTTTGAAGGTAACCCTCTTGATAAACTTGCCACCATCATGCCTAAAGTAGATCCTGAATTAATTAGTAAGAGGTTGTATGGCAAGTCGTACATCTAATTACTACAAACAGAATCCTGAAGCCCGTAAGCGTCGTCTTAAGCAACAAGCCGAATACAACAAAACAGCTGAAGGTATGAAGATCCGCACCAATGCCAATAAGCTTAATAGACGGCTTGGTACCTATGGTAATGGAGATGGAATGGATGCATCTCATACAAGTGCTACCAAAGGTAAACTAGAGTCTCCTAAGGCAAACCGTACACGCCCACGTAAGGGTAAGAAGTACGCATCATGACGCCATTACTGCCTAGCCCTGATCACTATCTCCATAACCTAATAACGATGACAAGCTCTGAAGCAAAAAGGCTACACCGTCGTGCAATTAAGGAATACTTCAATTGTCAATGTGTTTATTGCGGAGAAACTTATGAATTACATGAACTTACACTTGATCATGTTCGCCCCAAATGTTATGGGGGAGAAGATCTTACATCCAACCTTGTACCCAGTTGTAGGAAGTGTAATCAGGCTAAAGGCAGTAGAAATTGGTTACAATGGATGAGAGATACATTTGGTATCACAAGTAGGGAAACACTTATTCTATCACACATTAATTAACCATCATGGATAAAAAGAAAACAATTAAAGAGATGCGTGAAGAGATCAAACAAATGGTTGAAGCATCTAAACGTCGCCAAAGGACTACTGGTGGTGGTACTGCAATGAAAGCACCTAATGGTAAGGAGTACATGGGTCCTGCTCGTGGTGAGTATAAACCAGCTCCTAAGCGTGATGAAAAGCCACGTCAACGTCCTGGTTCTGGTAAAGAACGGATGATGGCTAAGATGGAAGAAGAGCGTAAGCGTCGTAAGAATGGTGAGTCGGCTGTCGTTGGGAGCTAAGTAATGGCTCCACGTAATAAACCAATGCCTAAAAATAAACCAAAACTAGATCCTGTAGAAAGAATACTACAAGAGCGAGAATTGGAATATCAAGGGGCTATGGGTATTGCCAACAATGATCTGCGCACTAAAGAAGCAGAACTACTTGAAATACAAAAAGCGTACGCAAACAGTGGGGTAAATGTAGAAGGATTTGATGAGTTTTTGGCTAATAAACACGCTGAGATCAAACGTGCATATAGAGATGTTGTTAGCGAACAATCTTATTTGTTTGAAAATGATCTTAGAAATTATGCTATTGGTTCTGGCGGTCTTTTAGATATCACTAAAACCGAAGCTAAGCAGCGTAAAATATCTAAACCAATTCCTGGTACTCAAGCTCATCACCCAGCTTCTGTATCTTCAGTTGAAAGCTATTTGCGTAATATGCCAATGGCTGAACAGCGTAGAGCTTTGGATCTTTTAGTAGAGCAAGGTTATACAGTTGGATCGCAAGCTAAAGGATTTATTCCTTTATCTGGTCCTGCTCATTTAGGTGGTGGTGAACGTTGGGGTAGAGCATTTGCTCACGTTGGTAAAGAAGGTGTTGAATCCGATCCTGGTAGATTTAAAGGAACGGCTTTGCCTAAAAACGCTACAGCAGAACAAGCGGTAGCGGCAATGAAACCAATGTTAGATGAACAAATTGCCCTTAACACTGCTGCATACAATCATCCAGTTGAACAGCAAATGCGAGCTGTTGCTGAAAGATTAGTTGGTAAACCAATCAAGTGGATGGGTGGCGAAGGTGCTGATATTCAATCTCAGAATAAAGCAGCTAAAGCTATGGGCATTAATGCCACAACTATTTCAAAAGCTTATAGCAGATATCCTGGGTTAATGGAATCTGGTGCAGTACCTAACGTTGATGTTATGACTAACGTTGGGACACGTGTACCGCTTGGTATGAAACCTAGTCAAGAGGTGCAACAACAAGCTTCTGCTGTTGTACGTAATCCGCAAGTTGTTCTAACACCAAGTCAATCCTTGGGTCAAAAACCTTCAGCTGTTTCTAACATTGACCCAGAACTAGTATCTCAATTTAGTAGGCAGATTGGTAACAGGATTGATCGTAGATTAGGCAAATCTCCATTTGATGAAACTTTAGATACTACTTCGCAAAAGTACTTAGAAAACATTGGCAAGTATCAACAATTTATAGATTTAGATGAAGCAAGTAAAGCTGCTTTGGGTCTATATGGGGAGAACGTCAAACAGTACTATGCTGACTTAAATAAGCAACTTAGGACTGGCAGTAGTGCCAATTTAACACCTCAACAAATAGCTGTTAATGAGTTTTTACAAAGTAATTTAAGTAGAGCTCTTGATACTCTTCCCAGTGAACAGAGGGACCTTTATCGGGCAATTAAAGATCCAGTCAGGGAGGGCTTGGTAGACCTTAAAATTGGTGACATATATACTGATAAAGGTTTTGGATCTTTTTCTGCTGATGAAAAAGCTGCATTAAGGTTTATTAAAAAGGACGCTCCTAGTGCTTTAATTACAGTACAAAATGCTGAAGGTAAAAACATTGGACCTGTTATGGAGTTCGATGAGTCTGAATTTTTACAAAAACCTGGGGCACAGTATCGACTAGAATCAGTAGATGAAATCTTTAGTCCAAAAGTTGGTGGCACCGTACCTAATTATAGATTTACTCAAGTTACCAGTCAATCACTTGGTCAAAAAGCTGCTGCTATTGCTAACAGAGAACCAGTAAAGCCACCTAAGCCTGTTGTTGTTTCTACTAAACCAGTAGCTAAGACTAAACCTGTTGTTAAAGCAAAACCAGCAGCTAAACCAAAACCTGCACGTACCACACCAGCTGTGTCTGCTGCTAAACCTGCCAGAACTAAACCAGCTAGTGCTAGCATGCAAATCAGAGCTATGCAAAACACAGCACCTGATGTATTGCGTATTCAACCTGGTATGAGCCTACCATCTAATTCACTAATACAGGGAATTTAATATATGGAGAAAAAGGAACAAGAAACTAATCCACTACTAGAACTGATTCGTAAAATCAAGATTGCATATGCTATTGGTAAGGATCCAGTAACTAGTGCAATGGCTAGTCGTGGGTTTACTCCATCTAAGAATGCTGCTCTCAATTACGGTAAGATCATGATGAACATGCCGTATGATCCAGAGATGCGTATTAGGCCTGATGACCCTCAACAACGGCTACGTGCTAATAACATGCGTATTGGTGAAACAGAACGTCTTACCAACATCTTCGGTAACATAAGAATGAAGATGGCTGACTAGTGCGTGCTAGCGCACACTAATGCCCCATGAGAGGTACCTAGAAGCCCCTACAAGGTGCCTCTCTTCCCACCACAGTATGTTTCCCTATATGGACACTTTAACAGCCCTTAGAGGTGATTTTAAGCTCTTCCTTCAAGCACTATGGAATCAGCTTGACCTTCCTTCTCCAACGAGAGCACAGTACGCTATTGCTGATTATCTACAACATGGTCCTAAGCGACTACAGATCCAAGCCTTCCGAGGAGTCGGTAAGAGCTGGATTACTGGAGCGTTTGTGTTGTGGACACTCTTCAATGATGCAGAAAAGAAGATCATGATTATTAGTGCCTCAAAAGAACGTGCTGATAACATGTCCATCTTCCTACAGAAGTTAATTATTGAGACACCGTGGCTTTGTCATCTAAGACCTAAGTCGGATGAAGCACGATGGTCACGTATTAGCTTTGATGTTAACTGTAGCCCACACCAAGCACCATCCGTGAAGAGTGTAGGCATCACAGGTCAACTAACAGGTAGCCGTGCTGACCTGATGATTCTTGATGACGTTGAGGTTCCAGGTAACTCAATGACAGAACTGATGCGAGAGAAGCTACTACAACTTTGTACGGAGGCTGAATCCATCCTTACACCAAAGAAAGACAGTAGGATTATGTACCTCGGTACACCACAGACTACCTTTACTGTCTACCGTAAGTTAGCAGAACGTAATTACCGTCCCTTTGTGTGGCCATCACGTTATCCACGCAAAGATAAACTATCTCAATATGAAAGCCTCCTTGCTCCACAGATCATGGAAGACATTGAGATGGGTGCAGATGAATGGACACCAACAGACCCAGATCGCTTTACTGATGAAGATCTAGTAGAACGTGAAGCTGCTATGGGTCGTAGTAACTTCATGTTACAATTCCAATTAGATACGGCACTTAGTGATGCAGAAAAGTTCCCACTCAAATTTAGCGATTTAGTAGTAACGTCTGTTAACCCCACTCAAGCACCTGATGCTGTGGTGTGGTGTAGTGATCCACGTAACATGCTAAAGGATCTACCGACAGTTGGATTACCTGGGGATTACTTCTACAGTCCCATGCAACTACAAGGTGACTGGGGACCATACAGTGAAACTATATGCTCTGTGGACCCTAGTGGTCGTGGTAGTGACGAGACGGCAGCTACATACATCTCACAAAAGAATGGCTTCCTCTATGTTCACGAAGTAAGAGCGTATCGGGATGGTTATAGTGATGCTACACTTCTTGACATCCTGAGAGGGTGTAAGAAGTACAATGTTACCAAACTACTCATTGAGACTAACTTTGGTGATGGTATTGTAGCAGAACTATTCAAGAAGCACCTACAACAGACCAAACAAGCTATTGATGTAGAAGAGGTACGAGCTAATGTACGTAAAGAAGATCGTATTATTGATGCATTAGAACCTGTTATGAATCAACATAAGTTAATTGTTGATAGAGCTGTTGTAGAGTGGGACTATAACTCCAACAAGGATGCAGCACCAGAGGAGAGACTACTGTATATGCTGTTCTACCAAATGAGTAGGATGTGTCGTGAAAAAGGTGCAGTTAAACATGACGACAGATTAGACTCACTAGCACAAGGTGTTAAGTACTTCACAGATGCAATGGGTATTAGTGCATATGAAGCAGTTAAACAGCGTAAACAAGAAGACTGGAATGACATCCTAGAGACATTCATGGATGACCCACAAGCTGCTACCAACCATTTGGTGTTGGGGTTTAACTTAGAACAACGTAGACAAGCAAGAGGTAAGAAAACAACCAAAGGTGTACCAACTTGGGTTAATTGATAAAACCTTTACAGTGCAATGGCTTTTGAGATCCCACCCGTATAGGCAGATGTGAAGGGTGGATCACATTTGCCAAAGGGAGGAAGACATGTCTTTAATAAGACACATCTTCCTCTTTATCTACGTCCACCAGTTACTATTACTCTCTAGACAGTTAACCTTGGGGAAGTTAACATAAGTCATTCTAGAGGGGGTTAAATTTTCTTTACTGTATAACACGCCGTAGGCGGTTATTACTGTAAGTACTGTATAACCAAAAGACACAAACATTCCACTAACCCACACTATTACTAAGTTAATACTGTGAATAGTGTATAAGTAACCGAGCGTAGCGAGGTTCTTATTACTGTTACTACTGTTATTAACTCTCCCATTACCTCCACTAATTGATGACCCACCAAGTATCTCTAGTACACATCACACCTAATGCTGAAGGACTTATTAGTTACATGGCACGTGTTAGTAATCCCTCTAACCAGTCAAACACTGAGACCAGTGCTAAACTAATTAAGTACCTCATTACTCATAACCATTGGTCACCATTTGAGATGGTTAACATGTGTGTATCTATTGAGACAACAAGGAGTATAGCAGCACAAATCCTACGGCATAGGTCCTTTAGCTTTCAGGAGTTCTCCCAAAGATACGCTGAGGTACCTATCCCTGCAGAGTTACCAGAGCTCCGTAGACAGGACATCAAGAACAGACAGAACAGTATCGATGATTTAGATCAAAGTATACGGGATGAGTTTGAGTACCGTATTGGTCAGTTGTATGGTGATGCGTATAATATCTATAAAGACATGATAGCACGTGGCGTAGCTAAGGAATGTGCCCGTGAGGTGTTACCATTAGCAACACCAACTCGACTATACATGAATGGTACCATCAGATCTTGGCTTCACTATTGTGACCTCAGGACTAGTAATGGTACACAAAAAGAACACGCCGTTATTGCTGGACAAATACAAGACCTCCTCTACCAACACCTCCCCAGTACATGTGAGGCAATGTGGAACAGTCCCTAAAGTTAAATGAGTTCCGTACCCTGTATAGGTATTACCGTAGATATATCGGTTGGTACGATCACCTACTACTAGCAGCACTGGTGTGGATAGAGTCACGGGTAATATGGGAGCGTACCGTTAACACCGTAGACACCGCCATAGAGGCCTACAAGGCCCTAGAAGAGCCCCCACCGGATATGGTGACACCAATCTATACTGAGACACCACCAAGCCCTACAGTGGCTGCTAGTGAGGTACTGGGCTTCTCTGAGATACGACTGTCTGCACCGTGGCATACTGATGAGACTGGGTAATACTGGTTACTACTGGTTGCTAAGGGGGGTCTTAAATTTTTAACATAAATTTCTCAATCCTTATATCGACAGTGGGCCTCGTAATCACCCCCAGTGCCCCCCTCTTGCGATCAAGGACGCTCACGTGATAACAATAGTTAGTACTGTGTTATAGTGTTATCCAGTAATTACTGTTATTAACTGTTAGTGCTGGGAGTACTGGGGGATAAGTATTAGTATAACGGGTAGCAGGGTATTACTAATTGTTAGCAGGTGAGTACAGTGATACGAATGCATATCAGGGGATCAGCATATATGGATTTATCTGTAGCGATAGCCTATAGCAACATGGCAATGCAGCTAAACGCTCACCAGAGGCCGCTAGAAGGCGCTAGAAGGGCTGTGTAATAAGTATTAGGTAGTAGGAGGCATACATGATGTACAGCGCCCTGTAGAGGCGTATAGACAGCAGTTATGCAGTACTCACCATGTTCACACTCACGCACAGCATCACACAGCACAGGCACGGTAGGCATACCGATAAGGAACACTGATGGGTAAACTTAGTGGTTTGGTATCAGGGCGAACTACGGGGATCTATGGGGTCTGGTATCTTAGGTACATCGGTGAGGGAGGCGTGACCGTCGCTCTTCACCAGCACCTCGACAATTCAATATGTATGGTCGTCACAAGACGGACTTAGCGGTGCGAGCGATCCCGCGATGTGTTATAGGTTGCAACCCGACCTGACACTACGACCACGTTATTGTTAGTGTGCAGAGCCACATGCACGTTAAATAATAGATCATGGCACACGTCCCATTGCATTATTAACTATGACCATCACTATTGACCGTAAGATTGCCACTGGTCTTCTTGGTAAAGCTAACACTGGTGATGAGATCATGTCAGTTCTTGATATGATCGTTAGTAGCTTCACCAAACCAGCTGTCAACACTACACCTACACTGGAGGAGATTGAGTTCTAATGTTTACATTTGCGTTAATCATTTTAGTTACTGGTACTACATTCGCTATTAAGGAGATCAATGACAACATTTACCTTTGACCAGTTACGCAGTGCTGTGCAGGAATGCACCAGCTATGACCTCATCCAACGCTTTAGTGGTGAGGAGGAGGAGGAGTATGTGTTGATTGATCCGTATGGTGATGAGGATGGTGATCCGTTCTATGATCTTGTTGATGTAGAGGACTTCATCCGTAACAATGACCAGGTTGATGTGTACCTTTATGAGCTTGTGTCTAAATGATTTATTACATTGCACGCATGACTGATGATGGTAATTGGGAGTATTTAGATAATGTCCCTACTTACTCAGATGCAGAGATGGTGTTTGATGCATACTGTGATATGTATCCAGGTTCTTATGTAGATATCATCAGCAGTCCTGAGTAACTTGTCCAACATTTCATTCACAATCACGAGGCCTTCCACTATGTCTACTACCACACCTATCCCTACTGTTATGCTACGCGGTGATTCACTTGTTGCATTCGTCGATGAGCGTAAAGAACTCATTGATCGCGGTGAGCTAACACGCACTGATATGATCAAGGATGCTGGCTATGTCTATGACAATGGTAAGGCGATGTATGTACAGTTCTACACAGAGCTCCTCAATGCTAAGGGTGTAGTACCGACCACTGACACTGACACTATGGAACAGGAGTATGATGATCTCAGTAATGATGACAAGGACCTGTATGACAAGATCACTGAGATGCTTGGTGAGAAGTGGACACATGAGGAGACGATTGAGTTCATGGAGGAACTAGATGACATTGGCATCACCAGTGCTAATGACTTCGAAGAGGCATACGAGTATACCCACGATAGCTACTCATCGTATGCTGAGAAGGAGTTCGCTGAGTACTGGTGCATTGATGTCCTTGGAGCTGAGATCCCAGAGTGTGTCCTCAGTGCTGTTGATTGGCAGGATGTGTGGGATCATAACCTACGTTATGACTTCAACTACATCGAGACCAACAACGGTACGTTCTTCTTTCGTAACAACTGATCATGACCGACGAAGAATATATGCAACAAGTCATCAAGGAATGGGAACGTATTGATGACGATCCCGATCTTTGTGATGACTTCTTTGATATGATTAACTTGATGGAGGAATGCGAATGACTGAGACTAACATCATCCTGGCTGTCATTGGTATGATTGGGTTGTTTGCTACAGCTACCATCTACCAACGTGCCAACCGAGTAACCAACCGTTACTATCGTGCAACCAAGATCAATCAAGACTTGATCAAACTTAATGAGGAGATGTTTAACTGATGACTGAACACAGCACTGCAATCAAGGTTGATGTCTATCCTGATGAGTTCAAGCCCATTATGAAGGCACTCAAATATTCACTATTGTGTGATGATTCACGTAAAGTACTTACTGGTGATGAGTGGTCAGCACTTAATGAGTGGCTTGATTACTTCTGTGATGTTGCACTTAATGAGGGAACATGAAACTATCCATTCCAACTTCTGATGATGTAGGATTATTCCTATATCAACTAGCAGCAGCACTGGCTGTTGTTGTTGCATTCATAATTACCGTTACCATTGAGGTTAAACAACTATGGCACCAATGCGTGAGTATGAAGTCACGTTATCAGGTGGTGTATGGTATGTCCTTGCCACCAGTGTTGAAGCTGCAGCATGGGCAGCTTTAGATTTAGCTGCTGACAAAGACCAGCGATTAGTTAATGTCAGACAAACCGATGAGTGGTAAATGGCTAAGAAAGATTATTTTCCCAACAACTGGCAAGAGTACAAAGACTTAGAGGATGAGCACTTCATCCCTCATACCTTTGAAGAGATCATGTCTTGGAAGGTTGCAGGATGGGAGCTACCTAGTTCTGTATGCTGTATCATTCGTGTCTCTAACATTGAGACCAAGAAGGTTACTGAGCTTGTGTATCAAAAGCATAGTGCTGCACAAGCAAAGGTCAATGCATTGATTAACACTCCTAATGTTGAGTTCACTGTAGTTGACCACGACTCTATTCATTTCCTAACACCATCTGATTTCGATAATGACTGACACCACCTTCTCACGTCGTTTGTATCAATTGATCAAGCAAGTAAAGAATCATCCCAATCGTGATGAGATCATCAAGCTTGCCAAAGAGCAACTAATTGATGAGGCTGAGTTCACAATCATCAGGAATTAATCATTGCCTACACCTGCACAGATCGACGAACAAGTAGCACTAGAGCGAGAACAGATCAGACAAGGCCTACAGCGCCTTAGAGATAACACTAGGAAGCTACAGGAACAGAGCTATGCAAGTGCTACGGTATATGGTGTAGCCAGTATTGATGCATTACTACCAAAGCTTGTTGAACACATTGAGAAGACATCTGAGTATCGCCTCAATAGAGGAACTGGTCATAACTTTGACATAATTAAAAACTATGTATCAAAGCTTGAACCATTAGCATCTGCTACCATTGCACTCAAGATAACCTTTGATAAGGTATTCTCAACTAAGCAAGGTAGTGATCAATTGCAGGCTGTATGTGATAGCATTGGTCAAGCGATAGAGGCTGAATGTCAGATCCGCCACTATGAGAAAGAAGCACCAGGGTTACTAGCAACGATCAAGAAGAACTACTTCCACAGGTCTATTGGTACTCACCAAAAGCTTGTTGTCATCCGTACATTGATGAACAGGTATGAGATCAATGAGTGGAAGGCATGGAACAGAGCTGATCGTGTTAAGTTAGGTGCATGGCTACTTGATTGCATCATGCAAACGAGTGGTTGGTTCGCTAAGGATCTACGTAGGCAGGGCAAGGTAACTGTTACGTTTGTTATACCTACTCCTGAGTTCCTTAAGATCAGGGATAAGGTCATGAGTGATGCTGAACTATTTGCACCACTTGCATGGCCAATGCTTATCGAACCAAACGATTGGACTAATGATCGTGCTGGTGGTTATCTCCTTAATGAGGTGATGAGAGGCAATGATCTAGTGCGTAGGGGAGATCCCACCCGTATACAGGGGGAGGTACCAATTGAGTTCTTGAACAAGATCCAAAAGGTAGCTTACCAAATAAACCCGTTTATCTATCATGTAGCTGAAGAGCTGATGAGGATGGAACGTGCTGTAGGTAAGTTTCTTCCTATTGTTCATCATCCATTACCTGTTAAACCTGCTGATATAGATACTAACTATGATAGCCGTAAGGATTATCGTAGAAGAGCAGCAGAGGTTTTGAACATACAAGCACAAGAGCCTAAGAAGTCATGCAGAACACGTATGACAATGGAGGCTGCTAATCGTTTCAAGGATAGGGATAGATTCTATTGTCCATGGTCATTTGACTATAGAGGTAGAGCTTACCCTATCCCTGCTTTTCTTACACCACAAGATACTGACTTTGGTAAATCATTACTGAGGTTCTCTGACGGTGCTTATATGACACCTGAAGCTGAGTCTTGGTTAGCATTTCATGTAGCAACTTGTTATGGTTTAGATAAAGCACCAATGGCTGAGAGGTTAGAGTGGGTTAGGAATAACATCACACTCATCAGCCGTATTGCTACTGATCCTATTGATTCATTACCTGAGTGGGAAGTAGCAGAAGAACCATGGCAATTCTTAGCAAGTTGTGATGAGTATTATCATTGCGTTATTGCTGCTGATAAACAATTCACATCATTACCTATTGCTGTAGATGCAACATGTAGTGGTCTTCAGATCTTGGCTGGACTCGCACGAGATAAGTCAACTGCTAAGCTGGTTAATGTATTACCTGGTGATAAGCCACAAGATGCATACAAGGTAGTAGCTGAAGTAGCTCGTGATTCAGTACCTGAACGCTTACGTGATCATCTTGATAGAAAGAAGACCAAGAGATGTGTCATGACCATCCCTTACAATGCAAAGCCTTATTCCAACAGGGGATACATCAAAGAGGCTTTCTTGGAGGATGGGTTAGAGCTAGATAAGGACGAGTTAAGTCAAGTTGTAAAAGCTATACGTGCAGCTATGGATGTGGTCGTACCAGGTCCTATGGCTGTCATGAAATGGATTGAAACTGAGGTAGCAGCTGCTGTGAAGCGTGGTGTACAATACTTGGAATGGGTAACACCATCTGGGTTTGTAGTACACCAGAAGCTAAACAAGAAGCAATACCAGTCTTTGGAACTTAAGTTGTTGGGTCGTTGTAAGATGAATGTTGCAGTTGGTGAAACCGATCAGGTAGATCTCAACCACCACAAGAATGCAACAGCACCCAATCTAATCCACAGTCTGGATGCTAGTCTGCTACACTTGAGTGTCCTACGCTTTGATGCCCCTGTTGCTCTCATTCATGATTCTGTCCTTTGTCGTGCAACGGACATGCCCACCTTGTCCTCTCTTGTACGAGAGACCTACATGCACCTCTTTGCAGAGCATGATTACTTACGAGACTTTGCCAAACACATTGGTGCAGAGTCCGAACCACCGATCATTGGTGATCTAGAACCAGAGACCGTGATCGAATCCACTTATTTCTTTTGTTAATGGCACAATCCATCCACGTTACCCAACAGCCTGTTGTCCTTGAAGGTTATCAAGCCGTACTGAAACCAAGTAAGTTTGGCTACTCATTGTCTGCACTACTCGATACACGTCTCATTGAAGTCCTTGAGGAGGATCGTAAAGAAACGCTCAAGTGGGCTGAGTCAAAGCTTAAGAATCCTAAGCGTAGTGTCCTCAAGCCTGAACCATGGGAAGAGGTAAGCGAAGGGCAATACAAAACCAAGTTCTCTTGGAATGAAACTAATCGCCCTCCTGTTGTTGACAGTGAAGGGACACCAATTACTAACCTTGACCTGCCCTTGTATAGTGGCAGCAAGGTAAAGCTTGCATTCAAACAGAAGCCGTACATCCTCAAGGATGGTGTCACGTATGGAACTAGCTTAAAGCTTGTAGGTGTGCAGGTCGTTGAACTTAACGGTGCTGCTGGTGTTGATCGCAGTGATCTCGGTGATACTGAAGTCGCTGCATTGTTTGGTCAGACATCAGGTTTTAAGGCATCATCCTCTGAAGCCGGTGTTGTTGATGACACCGCAGTAGACGATGATGACTTCTGATGGCATTCCGCTCAGGGCTTGAAGAGAAGGTCGCTGATCTTCTCACCAACCTTGGGGTTAAGTACGAATACGAATCAACTAAAGTACCCTACGTCTTACAGTGCAACTACACACCAGACTTCCTCCTGCCTAATGGCATTTACCTAGAGACTAAAGGTCAGCTAACGGAGGAGGATCGTCGTAAGATGAAGGCTGTCAAGGCTGCACATCCTGACCTTGACATTCGATTCGTATTTCAATCACCCCACAATAAGATCTACAAGGGATCTAAGACTACTTACGCTAAATGGTGTGAGAAGCACGGCTTTAAGTACTGTTCATTCCACTCGATTCCTATCTCATGGCTAACTTGACCTACGGCACTGCTGAGTACTATGCAGACATGTTCGCTGATATCATGGCTGACATCGATCATAGTGACCACTCCTATGGTGATGCTATTGTAGAAGGCTTCATGATTGCCCTTTATGAATGGCGCGATTACCACGCTAAACAAGTAGATGAATGTAACCGAGTCGAACAGCGAGTTCGTCAGGCACTTACCGTGTGATAATTGTGGTTCATCTGATGCAGCTAGTTTGTATACAGATGGCCACATCTTTTGTTTCTCATGTAACACCTATTCCAAATCGGAAGGTGATGTTCACACTCATAAAATGTACACCAATGTCCAACTTCGAGGTTCAGCCGAACGGCTGCAAAAACGAAACATCTCAGAAAAGGTATGTCAACAATACCGAATCTACAGAGATGGAGACGTCCTACGCTTCTATTATTACAGCGATGCTGGAATACTTTCAGGTTGCAAAGTAAAAACAAAGAGCAAGGAATTTAAGTATGAAGGAGATGTACCAGGGACTCTCTTTGGACAACATTTGTTTCCCTCCACTGGAAAACGAGTTGTCATCACTGAGGGAGAGCTCGATGCAGCTTCGTGTTGTGAAGCTATGCCGGGGTGGCCGATGGTATCTTTACCTAGCGGTGCCGCAGCGGCAAGGAAATCGATTCAACGGGCTCTCCCATGGCTCCAGGGTTATGAGGAGATTGTCCTGTTCTTCGACAATGACGAGGCAGGCCGTAAGGCAACGGAGGAAGCAGCAAGCGTCCTACCACCTAGCAAGTGCAAGATCGCTAAGATCAGTGGCGACTATAAGGATGCTTCAGATGCCCTCCAAGTAAATGATAGCGAAGCAATACGTCGTGCTATCTGGGATGCCAAACCCTACCGTCCAGATGGGATTGTAGATGGTAAATCCCTTCTTGACTTAGTAACAACACCTAACCCACCTTGTGATCATGACTACCCCTTCGACGGCTTACAGCACCTTCTACATGGAATACGATATGGAGAGCTTGTCACGATCACTGCAGGATCTGGTATCGGAAAGTCCTCTTTCTGCAGGGAGCTTGCAACTTCACTTCTACAAAGCGGAGAACGGGTCGGCTACCTTGCTCTTGAAGAATCAAACAGGCGTACTGCTCTCGGTTTAATGTCGGCTGCTGTCGGCAAATCACTTCACCTGGGTAACCATGACAGATCTACTCTTACCGATGCTTATCAAAACACTCTTGTTAATTGGAACTTATTTCTATTTGATGGGTTCGGTAGTTTTGACCCCGATGTTATCTACAATCGCATTGAGTACCTAGCCTGTGGTTTAGATACCAAGGTTGTCTTCCTAGATCACTTGTCAATCCTGTTGTCTGGATTGGATGGTGATGAACGGAGGATGATTGATACAACCATGACTAAACTCCGCTCTCTTGTAGAGAGGACGGGCATTGCACTATTTCTTGTATCCCACCTACGAAGAACATCTAATGACACCAACCACGAAGAAGGCGCAAGAGTCACCCTTGGACAACTCAGAGGCTCGGCAGCTATTGCTCAACTGTCAGATGGAGTTATTGCGCTTGAACGGAACCAGCAAGCGGATAGAGGAGGCTCTGCAACGACTGTGCGAGTCCTCAAAAACCGTTATAGTGGGGAAGTGGGAGTAGCCTGCCAACTAGTGTACGATCTAGATACTTGTAAATTTACAGAGACTGAAGCTAATGACTTCGACCCAACAACCGACTTCTAAAGTAAAGCGTCCTAACCCACCCACACCTGAGGCAATCAAGCGAGCGCAATTCGTTGATAAGACCTACAAGTGGACGGGTAAGTGAACCTAGTTTTTGATATTGAAACAGACGGACTATACGATGATTGCTCCAAGATCCATTGCATTGGCATCTACGATCTTGACACCAAGCAAACTCTCGTATATAATGATGAAGGCAACGAGCAGCCTATTACAAAAGGTGTTCAACTACTTGAGGATGCCTGTTGTCTTGTGGGCCACAACATTATTGGCTACGATCTTCCTGTTATCCGTAAGCTTTTTCCATGGTTCACCACCGGTGCTACCATTATGGATACTTTGGTGTTATCTCGTATTTACCACGCTGATATTTTGAAGACAGATCAGAAGCGTAAATGGAAGGATATGCCATTGAATCTACATGGTCGCCACTCACTAGAAGCGTATGGACATAGGCTAGGTGAGTATAAGGGTGAGTTTGGTAAGGAGGCTGATTGGAAGAACTGGTCACAAGAGATGCAAGATTATTGCCTGCAGGATGTACAAGTAACACGTAAACTATGGCAACACTTCCACCCCTACCTGATTTCATCAAATTAGAACATGATGTCGCCTCCATCCTCACCACCCAAGAATTACATGGATGGTACTTTGACGAGAATGCTGCACGGGAACTTGCACAAACTCTCTACTCAGAACTTGACAACCTTAATCAATTACTACGCAAGCGGTACCCTTACGTTGCAGGGCAAGAGTTCACTCCTAAGCGACCTAACAAAACCCAAGGTTATGTAGCTGGTGCTACGCTAACTAAATTAAAGGAGTTCAATCCTACCAGTCGTGATCACATTGCATGGATCATGAAGAACCATCATGGCTGGGTGCCCGATAAAGAGACAGCAAGTGGCAAGACTGCCATTGATGAGACTGTACTCAAGGATATCGGCACAGAGGAAGCCCTGCAGTTCTTCAGATGCCTTGAGCTTACTAAACAACTTGGCATGTTGTCTGAGGGCAAGAATGCCTGGCTAAAGCTTGTCAAAGGTAACCGTATTCATCACCATTGTTCAGTAGCTACGAACACACATAGGTGTGCTCATCGTAACCCGAACCTTGCTCAAGTACCCAGTGATCTTAACTTTAGAAAGCTATTCATCGCTAGCCCTGGCTATGTCATGGTTGGTGCTGACCTCTCAGGGATTGAACTGCGAATGCTTGCCCATTATCTGGCTAGATATGATGGAGGCAGGTACGGAGATGTTCTTCTCAACGGTGACATTCATCAGGAGAACGCAGACAAGATTGGTATCAGTAGACGCTTAGTTAAAACAGTAACTTATGCATTTCTTTATGGAGCGGGTGATCAGAAAATCGGATTCAGTTATGACCCAAGCCTTTCCCCGAACAAGGCAAAAGAAAAAGGCGCTGAGATACGAGCCGCTTATGTTGCTGCCATTGACGGCCTGGATAGTCTTCTTACCGCTGTTCGTCAAGCTGGTGAGCGGGGCTTTATCAAGTCAGTAGATAGTAGAAGGATCGCTGTAGATAGCCCCCACAAGGCTCTCAATTACCTCTTGCAATCATCTGCGGGTGTTATAGCCAAGAGGTGGATGGTGCTTGCTGCAGACGCTCCTGGGCACCAATTAGCGTTCGTTCACGACGAGCTTCAGTGGGAGACCACACCTGAGCTAGCTGAGGACTTGAAGTTCAAGCTAGAGCTGTCAGCTGTAATGGCTGGCGAATACTACAACCTCCGAATCCCTATTGCAGCAGAAGGAAAGATTGGCAACACCTGGGCAGATGTTCACTAATCACAATCACAAACCTATCCACTAACGTATAAGTCGTCGGGTGGAAGAAAGCGTGGTGGCGCTTCCTCCCGGTGACATTGAGGAACAATGTCGAAAAAAGTTTATCAGCAAAAGCCCGTGGAGTCAAGCGTCCACGTAGATTTTGATTTAGAAGAATGTGCAGTAAGTGACAGTAAATTTAACAATGATTACTGGAAACAAAATGCACCAAATTGGGTTAATGAGCAACGTAGATCATCAAACCAAAGTAAGGGTTTGTTTGGCACTAAAGCGTGGTTAAAAGGTCTTTTGTGTTTTGATGTTCATGGGAAAAAAATCTCCAATCAAGGAGACATTAAAGTGTTTAAAGCTCCACCAGAATACCAAGTTCTAGTAGGAGCGCACATTGAAGTTAAAACTTGCTTTGTTACTTACAAAGAAAATGTTCTCTCCATTGTTTCTAATGGATGGGTAAATCAAATACGTAATGACAAAAGCACATTTGTAGCTTTGACCTTTGTCCAAACAAATGGCATCAACTTCTATCTAATCAGTAGGGAAAATCTACAGATGTTATCTACATACAAAAATGGTCATACTGGAGAAGGGTCCTCTGGACTCAAGCAGATTACTTGTAATTGTAACACAAGTAATGAGTTTGGCATTCAAGAGATGCTGGAAGAGTTATCACTAATTAAATTCCACAAAGCATGGTGAGTAGAACCCGAAAAACTGGGACCGAACAGTACTACACACCGTCTACTGTTGCTAAACATTGTGTAGCAGTGATGGATGCTATTACTACCCGTCCCACTTACTTAGAACCCTGTGGAGGCACTGGAAGCTTTATAGAAGCTCTTGGTAACCGTGACATCGTGTCGTACGACATCGAGCCTAAACATCAAGCTGTGCTGAGAACCGACAACTTTTTAACTCAAGACATCTCTCACTTGCATAATGTAATCACAATCACTAACCCCCCGTTTGGTAGGGCAAATAGTTTGTGCATCCCGTTCTTTAATAAGTGCGCCGATGTATCAGATTACATAGCGTTTATCATCCCTAAAAGTTGGCGTAAATGGTCAGTTGAGAACCGACTGGATCAACGCTTCTGGAAGATACATGATGAAGAGCTGAAAATTGACTACATCACAGACACTAAAGCTAGTAAAGGCCGCCTTGCCACTGTATTCCAAGTGTGGCAGAGACGTGAACAATTACGTCCTCTAACGAGTGTACCTGATAACAAAATAATCATCAAAGTTAAAGACCCTAAAGAAGCTGATGTAGCTTTAACAGTGTTTGGTCATGGCTGTGGTCAAGTTCTATCTGACTTCCAGAGAGTACCAAATACAACAAAAATGTTCTTGAAGTTAAATCATCCAAAAGCTCTTGAAGCATTAAAAGCTGTCGATTATAGCAAGTTCTCAACCAATGTTGCTTACACACAGGCGCTATCCCTGCATGAAATAAATTATTTATTAAATGAGTACCTATCCACTCCCGTAAATGAAACTACAAATGATTCGTAGAGATGACCTTGAAAAACAACTCAAGTGGCAACTCTACATAAGCTCAAGATTTGATGATAAATCAAAACAAGCTGATTACACAATGGCAGCTGCTACTGCTGCTGTTGTGGCTGACACATTCAGCTGGCTTGACTCTATGGATAAACATTCCACCAACAACTAATGGCTGTCAAATCTAAAACCGCACTCGGTCGTGTTGAGTTTCAATCCCGAGCTAAGTTCAAGCATACTCACCAAGGAAATGGTACTCGTTCCTTACCAAAAGGTACCAAAAAATTGCGACGAGGACAAGGTAAATGACCTTGCTAATCGACGCTGATTATATCGTCTATAAGTGCTGTGCAGCAGCTGAAACAGAAATCGATTTCGGTGAAGACCTTATCGTTGTCACCTCCCGATTCAATGAAGCTTACGAAGCAGTACAGCGAGAGCTCCTCAGCATTGCCACTGACTTGGGATGCTTTGATGATACTACTCTTTTCTTTTCTGATAACATCAACTTTCGTAAATCTATTGATCCAGAGTATAAAGGACATAGAAACCGAAAGAAACCGTGCGGTTACAAAAGAGTCATCAACAAACTCAAGGAAGATTACCACGTTGTAGTAATGCCTAAGCTAGAGGCTGATGATGCCATTGGTATCTACGCCACTAAAGAACCAGGTAACATAGTTTGCAGCCCTGATAAGGACATGCGACAGATCCCTGGTGACCTATACGACCTATCTACTGGTGTTGTCACAATCACCAAAGAAGAAGGTTATCGCTGGCACCTCATTCAAACAATGTCTGGTGATCAAACTGATGGTTATGCTGGTGTACCTGGTATTGGAATCAAACGAGCTGTTGCTCTATTTGAGAAAGATGGTTACACTTGGGATACCGTAGTAAAGGCATTTGCTGAGAAAGATCTTAGTGAAGATGTCGCACTTACTAATGCTAGACTTGCTAAGATCTTACAAGTAACTGATTATGATTTCACCAATCAAGAACCAAGACTATGGTCTCCCAGCTCCAGTAATTGAGCTAACAATGGAACAGCAGTTCAAACTAAAACAAATTGAAACTGCTTTACGTTCTGAAGGTACAAGGTTAGAGGATGTTATCACTATCTTCATGGCTTTACAACGTCAGAACTTTACTCTCTGTAACACTGTATCTAATTTAGTCAAGAAATGGCCCACCCCAATTCCACAAACCCAACCTACTACAAACGAGGAAACATTGAAGTTTGGGACTTCATCAGAGACCAAGAGTTAAACTTCCACCTGGGCAATGCTATCAAATACATCTGCCGTGCAGGTTATAAAGGTGTAGACGGTAAAAGCATGACCGAATCGTACATCCAAGATCTTACTAAAGCTATCCACTATCTACAGAATGAACTCGACAATGAAATCCTTCCTGAGCCAACAAGCAAAAGAGTTCAGAGCTGGTTTCCAAGTGACGAACAGTACGAGTCCAGCTTCACGGACTTTGCAGCGGACTTTGATCGTTGAAGAGTTTAAAGAGTTCCTAGACGCTGAGAACCAACTCATTAAAGGGTACGTAGTCAACGCTACCGATGCTCTTAAAGAGTTAGCTGATCTTGTTTATGTCTGCTACCAATATGCAGAAAACCTTGGTTGGGATCTAGATGAAGCACTCAACCGAGTACACCTGAGCAATATGTCAAAGCTTGGGGAAGACGGTAATCCTATCTACCGAGAAGATGGGAAGGTCCTAAAGGGACCAAACTATCAACCACCAAACCTTAGTGATCTTGTCTAATATGTCCACTGAACTTATTGCTCGCACAGGTCGAGTGCAATCTTGGATTGACGACCCTAACTCACGACTGCCTGTGAGCTGTACTGTCTTCGTTGTTGAAGACACCATGGAGGGACCCAATGGAATTGAAGCATCTTGGCGATTTGTTAGCCATGCTCTCCGATATGGAGCAGGAGTGGCGGTCCACCTATCCAAACTCCGACCCAAGGGAGCTGAGAACGGCAAAGGCCTGGTTGCTTCTGGTCCAGTCTCGTTTGCAAAGATCTACTCTACCCTCAATGAAATCCTAAGACGTGGGGGTGTTTACAAGAATGGCGCAGTTGTATGCCATCTTGATCTCAGCCATCCTGATGTGCTTGAGTTTATCAGTGTTAGTAGGGCTGACCTACCTTGGGTTAAGCGTTGCATCAATATTAACCAACATTGGTGGGACGAAGCAACACAAGAAGTAAAGACTGTTCTACTTGAAGGCATCAAGAAGGGTGACATCTGGCTCAACAAAACTAAAGTAGACAAAAATGGAAATCGAATCAGGGGTAACGTATGCTTGGAAGTCTACCTGCCCTCACGGGGTACCTGTCTACTTCAACATGTCAACCTCGGTGGATGTGAACTCAATGACATTCAAAGTGCGTTCATCAACGGAATGTCCGAATTGTGCTCACTTCACGGAAAAACAAATGTTGGAGAAAGCGGGGAATATCTGCCTTCAAGCACTGATCGCCAAGTCGGTCTCGGAATGCTGGGACTTGCCAACCTTTTGAGGCGTTACAGTATAACCTATGAGGTGTTTGGTAAAGCACTCAAGGATATTAATGATGGGTTGATGGCACAGACTCCTGCTCATATCCTTGCAGCAGAACTCAATGCTGGTATCATCACAGCAGCGCATACTGCTCGCATCAATAACATGGATCGAGCGTTTGCTATTGCACCTACAGCGTCCTGTAGCTACCGTTATACCGACCTGGATGGGTACACTACCTGCCCTGAGATTGCACCTCCTATTGCCCGCCAAGTAGACCGTGATAGTGGTACGTTTGGTGTCCAGAGCTTTGATTACGGTCCTGTTGAGATCGCATCTGAAGTTGGCTGGGATAACTACAAGCGAGTAACGGATGAGATTGTCCGTATGCTTGATAAAACGGGTCTTCTTCATGGATACTCATTCAATAGTTGGTCCGATGTGGTCACCTATGATGAGGCATTCATTGAGGAGTGGCTGGATAGCCCCCAAACATCTCTTTACTACTCACTCCAAGTGATGGGAGACGTTCAGGATAAATCCAGCGCATATGCAGCACTGGATGAAGCTGAAGTTGACGATTACCTGGAGTCTATTCTTAATGAAACACAAGCTCCTGATTGTAATTGCGGCGAATGAATCCCTATCAAAAACTACTTAATAGAAAACGTACCTGGACTCCTGTACAAACAACTGCTGGTAAACTGAATGAAGGTGCAGAAGAAGCAATCTACCGGGCACTCGCTATCCGCCACATGGAACTACCTGTGGGTGAGTTTATTCGAGATGCCATTGCCTCTGACGTTCCAGTTCTGGCACGGGAGTTACTTGAATCAAACATTAAAGACGAAGAAAAACACGACTTGGCTCTTGGCTATGTCGCCAATGCTATTGGTACTGATCCGCAAGCTGAGCAAGAAGCCCTTAAGTTGCGAGAGGCATGGATTGCGCATCCTGATCACACTATCCTCAAAGCATTGGTGGCCGAGCGTGCAATTTTCTTCGTTCTACTCCCATTCTTTCGGTTTAATGGTGACGCTGGACTACGTACAGTATCTGCCGATATAAGTCGTGACGAACAAGTTCATGTTGCTACCAATAGCCTTGTTTGTCGTGAGTTGGGGCTTGACATCAGTCCTTCTCTTGATAAACTGCGTAAAGCAACTATCAACTGGGTAGTGCAACCACTTAGTGCATCTAACCCCAATAAATATTTGAGTAAAAAATTTTGGCTGGATCAAAGTGATGCTTTGATGTATCAGGGTAAGGCCCCAGAACTTTCTGATACAAAGCGAGCCCGTATGCCAGCGTTCTTTGAACATGCCAACCCCAATTTACCTCAGTACGCTTGAGACACACGGTCTCCAGCTCAGTTCACTCATCACTGAACTTGATGAGAACTTTCCACCAACTAATCCCCACCCGGATGATCCAACTAATCTCATAATGTACCGCTCGGGTCAACGTTCTGTTGTCGAGTGGATTCAACACCGACTTAACGAAGAGAACAATGGCTCCTAGAAATAGTAACAAAAATAAAAATAAAGGTACCAACCAAACCACACAGATTACACAGGCACCATTGCCTAGTACGTTTACCCAGAACAATATCAAGGGTGCTACGTATATTCCTGGTTTGTATTCACCTGGAATGCCGTCTTATAATGCACAGTATGGCGGCGGTGGATGGGCTGCGCTTGGTAAAGGGACAACAGCAGATCAACTAAAGCAGAAACTTGCTAGTGATTTTGCTGCAGGTAGAATGGTTGGTGGCTACACTGGTGGTCCTATTGATCGTCAGAATGCTAGCAGCATTGCTGCAATGGATCAGTTCTATTACGGTCAAACTAACCCTACTAATACTTCCCGCTACGGAACTAAGGCAACACCTGGTTACCAAGACATTGATGGTGTAACGTTTAGCCCAGAAGCACTGGCTGCTGCTAAGGCTAACAACTCACCGTTTGTTCAAGGTGCAGACTACAATAAGTGGGCAGCTGGTATGCCAACTACTTCTCCGATTGATAGAGGGTTTGGCAACACATCTTCTTCCACTTCAACTAAAACTACTCGTAAAATGAACGACATTAAATCGATTAAAGGTGGTCTGAAGATCGGTGGTAATAACATCCTTGGAGCTGGAGAGGCACGTAAGATCTCCCGAGCAACTGGTAGGACACAAGATCAAGTCATTGCTAAAGCACTTGGTTCTGGATTTGGTATTGGTGGTAACCTTGTTAACCAATCGAACAGGGCATTCAGGCCATCAATGAATCCACTTGCCATAGATCCTCTCGCTGATATGCGTGGAGTACGAGCTGGTAAAGGTCAGATCTATTCTGGTTCCTACCAACTCAATGACCAAACTATGCCGATTGTTCAGGCACGTAGCGGTGGTGCCAATCCACTTGGTGCAGGTGGTGGCGGTCGTCGTCGTGGTGCTGGTATGGCCGGTGGTGGTGCTGCTGACATGGGTGCTACTGCATCTACTCAACAGCAACCAATGGATACTATGCCAATGACTCCAGAAGAGATGGCAGCTGCATCATCTGATATTAACATTAACATGCCCGGTATTGGTGAGGATCTTTCCAACTGGGCAACTGGATTCAAAGCTAAAAGAAGTCGTCGTAAGATGGCTGGTCGAGAAGCACAAGGTCTCGCATCACAACGCATCAACCCACTTGGTGCATGGAGGTTTAGAGCTTAATAACAATGACAGCTAAATCAAGATACGATTATCTAAGTAAGTATCGTTCCACGTTTCTAGACACAGCTGTACAGTGCTCTGAGTTGACACTACCTACCTTAATCCAAGAGGATGATGATGTAGGTAGGTCAACTAATCTAAGGTTGGTTACACCATGGCAAAGCGTTGGTGCAAAGGGAGTAGTTACTCTGGCATCTAAGTTGATGCTAGCACTACTGCCCCCTCAAACCAGTTTCTTTAAGCTACAGATCGATGATTCAAAGATCGGTGTAGACCTACCTGCAGAAGCACGTTCAGACCTAGACATCTCCTTCGCTAAGATGGAGAGATCAGTGATGGAGATCATAGCAGCATCTAGTGATCGCGTTACAGTACACCAAGCACTAAAGCATTTGGTTGTTGGTGGTAATGCGTTGATCTACATGGGTCCTAAGGGACTTAAGCTATATCCATTAAATAGGTATGTCGTAGATAGAGATGGTAACGGTGAGGTCCTAGAGATCGTCACACGAGAACGCATCAGTCGTAAACTACTTGCTCCAGTTCTCAATACTATCTTACCGGTTAACTCACCAGGTGAGGATGGTTCAGAGAATGATGAGGATGTAGATGTTTACACACATGTAAGGCGAGACAACAATCGCTTCATCTGGCACCAAGAGGTATCAGATAAGATCATTCCTGGTTCACAAGGCAAGGCACCTATTGATGCTAACCCATGGTTAGTGTTGAGGTTTAATGTAGTTGATGGTGAGTCGTTTGGTAGAGGTAGGGTAGAGGAGTTCCTTGGTGATCTCCGCTCCTTGGAGGCTCTCATGCAAGCGCTCGTAGAGGGCTCTGCAGTCGCCGCTAAGGTGGTCTTCACCGTATCCCCCTCTAGTACTACCAAGCCACAAACACTGGCCTCTGCGGGCAACGGAGCCATCATTCAGGGCCGTCCTGATGATATCAGTGTTGTGCAAGTTGGTAAGACAGCTGACTTCAGGACTGCAATGGAGATGGCTAGTGTTCTTGAACGTAGGTTGAGTGAAGCATTCCTCATCCTGAATGTAAGGAACAGTGAGCGTACTACAGCAGAAGAGGTACGCATGACACAGATGGAACTAGAGCAACAGCTGGGTGGGCTATTCTCCCTGTTGACTGTTGAGTTCCTGGTACCATACCTGAACCGTAAGCTTTCTGTACTGCAAAAGAACAACGACATTCCTAAGATACCTAAGGATCTTGTACGTCCTACTATTGTTGCTGGTATCAATGCACTTGGTAGAGGACAAGATAGGGAATCGTTGACTCAGTTCTTCACTACTATTGCACAAACACTTGGACCTGAAGCACTTGCTACCTACCTTAATGTAGATGAGGCAGTGAAGCGTCTTGCTGCTGCTCAAGGTATTGATGTACTGAACCTTGTTAAGTCAATGGCTCAGGTACAAGAAGAGCAAGATGGTATGCAGCAACAGGAGCAAGAGATGGAGCTTATTAGACAGGCTCCTAACATGGCAAAGGCTCCACTGTTGGATCCCACCAAGAATCCACAAATGATGAATCAATTAAATGGACAAACAATCACCAACGAGAACCCAGAAATCGAGCAAGAAACAAACATCCCCGGAGGAAGTCCCTTCGGTTGACCAGGTTGATGAGCAAACAACCCAATCTGAAATGCCTTACATGAAGCGTAGTAAGATTGGTGAACCCACCATCGGTCGTTCCCCCGATTTTGTCAAGACAATTGGTCTTGGAAATCTAACCGTTATCACAGCAAATGGCAAACGAAATTACGATTAATCCTTACGATCAAGCGGAGGGTGAACTCTCTGCTGAAGAACTCGATTCACTGGAAGTTGGTGAACGTCTAGCTGAACAAGAAGAACAACTGTTAGCTGGTAAGTACCGTTCAGCTGAAGAATTAGAACGTGGTTACCTTGAACTACAGAAGCGCCTCAGTGGTAAGCAAGAGGAAGTAGAGCAAGAGCAACCCAATGAGGAACCTCAAGAGGAGGAACAGAGTGAGGAGGTAGATCTCTATGATATTATCATGGAGTCCTACCGTACTGGTGAATGGGATCCTGAGCTTGTTAATAAAGTAGAGAGCATGAGCCCTGTTGATGTGGCTAACATGTTCCTTGAAAAGGGTAACACCCAAACAGTACAAGCTACATCATCTGACATTGAACAGATCCAAGCATCAGTTGGTGGTACTGAAGAGTATCAAAGCATGATCCAATGGGCAAGTCAAAACTTGTCTGAGCAAGAAGTTGGAATGTATGATACAGTAATGGATCGTGGTGATCCGCTTGCTATGTTCTTTGCTGTACAAGCACTGAATGCACGTTATCAAGATGCTACTGGTTATGAAGGTGAACTACTTACTGGTCAGTCACCACGTAACACAGCTGATGTGTTCCGCTCTCAAGCAGAACTGGTAGCAGCTATGAGTGATCCACGCTACGATAGGGATCCAGCTTATCGTTCTGATATTGCAGATAAACTGGAACGATCCAACATTCAATTCTAATGAACGACACCAACATCTTCGCTAAAGAACCACCCATGTATACTGATAAAGATTACACTGTTCCCCATAATGAGCGTGCTGAACTCCTCAACGGTCGCCTTGCTATGCTTGGCTTCGTGGCTGCTATTGGCGCTTATGTTTTGACTGGTCAGATCATCCCTGGTATCTTCTAATGCCTCTTAAGAAAGGATCATCGGATAAGACTGTATCTGCTAACATCCGCAAGATGAAAGCAGAAGGTTATCCTCAAAAGCAAGCTGTTGCTGCTGCACTTAATAGTGCTGGTAAATCTAAACCCAAAAAGAAAAAGTAACTATCATGCCTAAAGTCGGTAATAAGGAGTTTCCCTATACTCCCGCTGGTAAAGCTGCAGCTAAAAAGGCAGCATCAAAGACTGGTAAGAAGATGCAGATGAAACCCTCTACTAAGAAGGGTTACTAGTATTAGTAGTTCCGCTAATACTGCGCGTGTATTGGCGGAATTGTAGGCGTGAGTAATATTAAAGTTCCTTGCTTTACTATTATGTTACCAATTCTAACTACTCTGTCGGTGATTAGCTCATGGTATGGTCCTGGTTTCCATGGACATCTTACTGCGAGTGGATCTCGATACAATCAACACGGCCTTACTGCTGCTCATAAGACACTCCCGTTTGGAACACGACTTCGTGTATGTTTCCAACGATGTGCCGTAGTGACGGTCAACGATCGCGGTCCCTATATTTATGGTAGGGGTTTAGATCTCAGTAAAGGTGCGGCTGATGTAATCGGTCTCACTGCCTCTGGAGTTGGACGGGTAAAAGTAACTCGACTTAACTAACTTCAATGACTTCTGCTATTGCAGTCTCACGCTCTCGGAATGATTCTTGGGAGCGTTTTTGTAGCTGGGTAACCAGTACCGATAACCGTCTTTATGTAGGGTGGTTTGGGACACTGATGATTCCGTGTCTCCTTGCAGCCACCATTTGTTTTATCATCGCTTTTGTTGCGGCTCCACCAGTTGATATTGATGGCATCCGTGAACCAGTGTCAGGAAGTCTTCTCTATGGAAACAACATCATATCGGGAGCCGTCGTTCCGAGCAGCAATGCCATCGGACTTCACCTCTACCCAATTTGGGAAGCTAATTCACTTGATGAATGGCTCTACAACGGCGGCCCTTTCCAACTCATTGTCTTCCACTTCCTCATTGGCGTCTATGCTTACATGGGACGAGAGTGGGAACTTAGCTATCGACTAGGGATGAGGCCCTGGATTTGTGTTGCATACAGTGCCCCTGTCGCAGCGGCGTCCGCTGTCTTTCTCGTCTATCCGTTTGGTCAAGGTTCGTTCTCCGATGCTATGCCTCTTGGTATTTCGGGAACCTTTAACTACATGCTTGTCTTCCAGGCTGAGCATAACATTCTCATGCATCCCTTCCACATGCTTGGGGTTGCTGGAGTGTTCGGTGGGTCGCTATTCAGTGCAATGCACGGTTCGCTGGTTACGTCCTCTCTTGTTCGTGAAACAACTGAGCAGGAAAGCCAGAACTATGGTTACAAGTTTGGGCAAGAGGAAGAGACCTATAACATTGTAGCTGCACATGGTTACTTTGGACGTTTGATCTTCCAATATGCATCTTTCAATAATAGCCGTAGCCTTCATTTCTTCCTTGCTGCTTGGCCTGTTGTTGGTATTTGGTTTGCTGCTTTGGGCGTTTCGACCATGGCTTTCAATCTTAATGGTTTCAACTTTAACCAATCTCTTGTATCGTCTGACGGGAAAGTGATCAACACTTGGGCTGATATCCTTAATCGAGCTGGTCTTGGTTTTGAGGTAATGCACGAGCGTAATGCTCATAACTTCCCACTTGACCTTGCAACTGCTGAAGTAACTCCTGTTGCTCTGGTAGCCCCGGTGATTGGCTGATGGCTAAACCTGGACTGTACGCTAACATTCATGCTAAGCGTATGCGCATCGCTTCTGGTAGTGGTGAGAAGATGAGGAAGCCTGGCTCAAGTGGGGCTCCTACAGCAGCACAATTTAAGAAAGCAGCCAGGACTGCTAAAAAGAAATAACGGACTGGAGGCACCTCAGAGTAGGACCTCCTTTTCTTTGACTATTGGCCGGTTACGACCGACACCCTTTAGTCATGACAGTCTGGAGAGACAGACAACAATAACAGATTAAACAAATTCTAAGCGCTTAGAGAGACTACACACAACAACTCTCTCTTTACTATTGTGGCTAACGTAACTCAATCCGTACTGGGTACGCTTAATAAAGCTGTTGCCAGTACCGCAGGCTCTTATGCATACGATACCAAGTATGCAACTTACCTTAAACTGTTCTCGGGAGAGATGTTTAAGGCTTATGAATCGGCCACTATGGCCAAAGGAACTGTGCAAAGCCGTACTCTTAAGAACGGCAAAGCTATGCAGTTCATCTTCACCGGTCGTATGCAAGCTGCATACCACACCCCTGGCACCCCTATCCTTGGTAGTGGTGATCCTCCGGTGGCAGAGAAGACCATCGTCTGTGACGACCTTCTGATCAGCTCTGCTTTCGTGTATGATCTCGATGAGACTCTTGCTCATTATTCTCTGCGTAGCGAGATCGCTAAGAAGATCGGTCACGCTCTTGCTGAGTCCTATGATAAGAAGATCTTCCGTCAGATCGCTAAGGCTGCTCGTGAAGCTCACCCCATCACTGCCGCTCCTGGCCCTGAGCCCGGCGGTAGCGTGATCCAATTGGGTGTGCAGAAGGAGTATGATGCACAAGCTCTGGTGGATGGCTTCTTTGAAGCTGCTGCTATCATGGATGAAAAGGATCTTCCTAAGCAAGGTCGCATGGCTGTGCTGTCCCCGCGTCAGTACTATGCACTGGTGTCTCAAGTTGATACCAACATCCTGAACCGTGACTATGGTAACTCCCAAGGTAACCTGAACAGCGGTGAAGGTCTCTATGAGATCGCTGGTATCCCCATTAAGCGTTCCAACAACCTGCCCTTCCTGGCTGGTACTGTGGGTCGTGTGTCTGGTGAGAACAATGATTACGGCGGTGACTTCAGCACCCACTGTGGTCTCATCTACCATAAGGATGCTGCTGGTGTTGTGGAAGCAATGGCTCCCTCCGTGCAGACCACTTCTGGTGATGTGTCCGTGATGTACCAAGGTGACCTGATCGTGGGTCGTCTTGCTATGGGTTGTGGCACTCTGAACCCCGCTGCTGCTATTGAGCTGCAGTCGGCTCGTTCCTGATAAGTGAGGTACTGAGTAATGTCTATTGCTCCTGGCTCTTCGCGTGTTGTAACCATTGGTGGTGCATCTGCCGCACCTAATGCACCTAATGGTAAACTTTTTAGCTCGACAAATACTGTCAAAAGCTTCACTCTTAACCCCACCACTCCTTTGGAGTATGGTCGTGCTTTGAGTGGTGCTGGTGAACTTTCTCGGGCCTCCTCTGCTAGCTCTATTGCTGGCAATACTGCTGCAACTTAATTTTCAGGAACTAACAAATGTCTATCACTCTTAATGGTAACTTCGGTGCCGTATATCAGCCTGACCAATTCGTTGTTAGTGCTGTTGTAGACGCCGACCAAACTGTTACCAATAGTGCAACCCTGGTAAATATTCCCCAGTTGGTAATACCTATTGGTATCAACGAGCGCGTTATTTTCCGTGCTGTTCTTTTCTATACCAGTACTGCTACTGGCGACGTTAAGTATCGCGTTGATGTCCCTGCTAGCCCGACTTTGTATCGTCTGGCCACTGAAAACGTGGCTGATGATGTGGCTGCTCCTGTGACTTCTGTGATCACTGCCGAAGCTGATAGCACTGCTCTTCTGGCTTCTGGTACAAATGGTGTTATTCGTGTGACTGGTGTGCTCCAGAACGGTTCTACCGCTGGCAACGTTATCTTCCAGTTTGCACAGAACACTGCTACTGCTAGCCAGTCGGCAATCATTCGTGCTGGTTCTTTCTGTGAATATCGGAACTTCTGATCATGGCAAACCCTACTGTTAATGCTGGTGGTAACGGTGTAGCTGGTACTGTAAACTTCGCTACCCGCACTATCACTGGTGCATATGGCAACCTCCTGAACGATAACGGTAACCTGGCTGTCTCTGACAACCATGCTGTTCGTCGTTCCGTTGCTAAGACCCATCGCACAGCTGGAGTCTTCTCTGGTGTGTTCTCGGAGACCCAAGGTCTTCGTACTGCATACGCTGGTGTTGAGGCCGATTCTCCGGCTCTTGACGCTACTCGTACTGCTGCCTAATTTAATACGGGGATCCCTTCACTGGGGTCCCTTTTTTTAATTCTTTTATAACGTCATCGTTATGCCGTATACCAATAACGCTCAGGCTGAGCTACAAGCTGTTAATGAAATTCTGGCGTCTATTGGTCAGGCGCCTGTTACCACCATTGAGGCACAGACCGTCACGTATGAAGATGGTTCTACTGTCGAAGCTGTAATCAACCCGGAAGTTGCAATTGCATATGAGACCTTAATGCAAGTCTCTCGGGAGGTGCAGGCAGAGGGTTGGACATTTAACCGAGAGGCTGAGTATCCACTCACTCCAGACTCTAGTGGCTACCTAACACTAACTGGTAGTATGCTACAGATTGACCTAAGTGATATATTTGAAAACAGTGACTATGATACTGTTGTTAGAAACGGCAGACTGTACGATAGGGTAGGACATACTGATGTATGGGATACAACTAAAACTTATAAGGCTGATGTTGTCTGGTATTATGACTTCATTGACCTACCACAAGTCTTTAAAGATTATATCACATCACGAGCAGCAACACGTTGTGCTATTAGGCTAGTGGGTGATGTGAACTTAACTCAAACATTAGCTTCATTTGAGACATGGCGTAGAGCTAATGTAATGGAATATGAATGCAATGAAGGTGATTACACTATGTTTGGTTTCAAACAAGGTGATGGATTTTACAATAGCTATAAACCATTCAAGGCACTTGCACGATGACTTCAGTTTCTCAACGTATACCTAACTTCATTGGTGGTGTTTCCCAGCAGGCTGATGAGAAGATGCTGTTGGGTCAAGTCAAAGATGCTCTTAACTGCTACCCTGATATTACTCTTGGTATGCTCAAAAGACCTGGTGGTAAGTTCCTTGGTAAGTTAGCTGGACTTGCTGCTAATGCAACTCCTGATAATGGAGATACACATGCATGGTTCAGTATCTTTCGTGATAACCAAGAGAAGTATATTGCTAACATCTCCTCTGCTGGTGTTCCTAAGGTATGGAACCTATTGACTGGAGCTGCTGCTACTGTGTCGTATCCAGCTGGTAAGCAGGTATCTATTGAAAGCTATCTTGCTGCTGCTGATTACCGTAGCATCAAAACTCTCACAATCAACGATTTTACTTATATTGTCAACAGTGAAAAACAAGTAACTGCTAAAGCTGCTCCTACATGGAACGCAAAAAGGCAGGCTACTGTTATCATTACTGGTGTTGAACATGGTACGCTGTACAGGGTAACCATTAATGGCACCAATTATGATTACACATCACCATCTGCAGGTGGCGGTAACTTAAGGATTGGTGATGTTACTGCTGGTATCTTTGCTGCTATTACTAATAACTTTAATACTAAAACTATCATTGATAACACACTATACCTTACCTTCACAACTGATACCAATGTATCTGGTTATGCTGGTGTTACTGGTAAGGACCTTCGTGTATTCCAAGATTCAGTTGATACATTTTCTAGGTTACCTGAACAGGCCTTTCCTGGACAAGTTGTAAGAATCAACAATACATCAGCTGATAAAGATGACTTCTATCTGAAGTACATTGAACCCAATGGTATTGCAAGTACCTACAGTCAAACTGGCACTACAGTAACAGTAACAACGCCCACACCACATGGCCTTACAACTAACAACTTAGTTAATGTTGTCATCACAAGTGGTACTGGTGTAAGTGGTAACTACAAGGTTACTGTAACAAGTACTACTGCATTTACCTACACTGCAGCTAGTCAAACAACTAGTGGCAATGCTAATATATTTACTGCCGCTTCTGCTGGGTACTGGGAAGAAACTATTGCTCCTAATGTGAGCACTGGGTTCAATGAAAACACAATGCCAGTTGCCTTGATTCGCACAGGAACTAGTCCCCTTACATTCAGGGCTACCTTTCTGGATGGATCAGAGACGATTAACAGCTTACCACTTATTTGGGAACCTAGACTTGTTGGTGATGAGGAGTCCAATAGTCAACCTACCTTTGTTAATAACACAATTCAAGATATCTTCCTATATAACAATAGGCTTGGTTTCCTAACTGAAGACAATGTCTCCATGTCCCAAGCTGGTGACTACTATAACTTTTATAATAAATCAGCTACCACACAAACAGCAGCTGATCCAATTGACTTGAGTTGTGCTAGTATTAAACCAGCTATTGTACGTTCAGTTGTACCTATTACTCAAGGTCTATTGCTGTTTAGTGATAGTCAGCAGTTCCTTATGGAAGCTGAGAATGGAGCTTGGACACCTGCTAACGTAACCATTAGTACTATTGCTAACTACGAATGTGATAGGTACATTAAACCAGCTGACTTAGGCTCTACTGTACTTTATGTCAGTCGTAACCAAAGCTGGACTAGAGCGTTTGAGATCTTTACCAGAGGACAACGTGAATCCCCTACTGTTACTGAAACGACTAAGATCGTCCCTGAGTGGATGCCACAAGGAATCACAGATGCCGTAGGTAGTGCCCAGAATGGCCTGTGGGTGGCCTCTAGTAGAACGTCTAAGTATATGTATATGCATAGGTTCTATGAGCAAGGTGATGAGCGTCCTATGGCTGCATGGGTACGTTGGTTGATGCCATCTAATGTGATCCACATAGCTATCCAAAGTGATGTACTTTATGTCCTTACTAGTGATGCTCAAAAGGGTTACATTGTAAGTCAGTATAAGCTAGTACTAGCACCCAGCACAGGTGGACTTGTTAATAGTCTTGGTAACCAGATAGATCCTAATCTTGATACATGGTGTGAAGTAACTGATGCAGCTATGGTATCACCAGTACCACCTACTGCTCCTAGTTATAGCAACACTACAGTTGTAACAAAGGTCTACCTACCCACATATTTCAACACCACTAAAACTATCAGATTTGTTGTAGGTCTTATTAAACCAGGTGGTACCGGCGTTCAATCTGGTTATACAAATGTAGCAAACATACTTACTGATGGTGGTGGTGCTTACTTTAACATCCCTGGTGATGTAACTGGTAATTTTATCTATGTTGGTTATGAGTACAACATGGAACTAACACTACCAAGGTACTACTACTCACTCGGTCAACAAGGTGTAGACTTCACAGCTATTACTACAACATCACGTATGGCATTCTACACAGGTCTTGGTGGTGCTATCTATTTCAGTGTTAAAGATCGCAGTAGACCTGAATGGTTTAGTATTAGTGGAGCACAGATTGCTGACTTCTACCAAGCTAATACAGCACCATTCCGTGATACCTTTGTTTATAAAGTACCCATTTATCAAAGGCCTGATAACTATACGATGAAAGTAACATCTAATACTCCATTCCCTGTTAGTCTTGTGTCTATGCAATGGGAAGGACAATACTCACCTGGTTTCTATAGGAGGACCTGATGGATCTAGTTAGTCTTGGTATTGCAGGCGTTAGCTCTATCCTTGGTGGCATAGGTGGTCAAGCAGATACTAATGCACAGAATAGAGCTATTGAAGCTCAATACAAACAAAACCTTCAGTCATGGCAATACGGTAAACAACGCATTAAAGCTGATTGGAGGCATAGTAATAAGCAATGGCGTCTTAATCAAAAGAATGAAGAGACGCTAGGTGCTTATAAAGATGCTACTAACCTTCAGAACTGGCAGCAAGAACTAAGGATTCAAGACTTTGAATATGCTTCTCAGATGAAGCAATACGCTAAGTCTGAGCAGATCTTTAAGCAACAGCTTACCTTTAACCAAATGGCACAAGCTGCTGCCAATGAAGCTGAATACCGTAAGCTAGAAGATTCTATGAAGGAACTTGCCTTCCAGAATCAAGATATCGTTATTCGTGCTCTACAGTCTGAAGGAGCTGCTGCTGTTAAAGGTCAACAAGGTAGGAGTGCAGAGAAAGCAGAACAAGCTGAGTTTGCTGCATTAGGTCGTAACCAAGCAATCCTTGCTGAATCGTTACTTAGTGCTAAGGCTGATACTGGAGCTGCTCTTCGTAAGATTGCTAACGATAGATTCGGTGCTGATCTTGCAGCAGAAGCTAGCCGTATGCTTCAACCTGATCGTCTTCCTGCACCACCCAAGCCTCTCACTACACCACGTGCTGAATTCCTTCAACCACGTAAACCTAAGAAATATGACTTCGGTCCAAGACCTATTAAAGGTGCTATGGCATCTTCTGCTGGTTCATGGATTGGAGCTGCTGGTAGCCTAGCAAGTAGTGCAGCAAGTATTTATGCTGCTGGTAAATAAAATCATTTAAAAAATGGATCAAGTAAGTTACAGAGGGTACGCCCGGAGTATAGGTTTCGATCCTATTAAAGCACCGACGGAAGGTCTTGCTAGAATGCAAGAACGAGATAGCCGTATCATACGTGGTATGGAAGAAAACCGTAGGGCTGTTAAGGAGGTAAGAGACGAGTATGGTGCTGGACTTGAACGTAAGCTCAGCATTGAAGCTAGAGATCGTGATCAAAATTATCAATGGGAATCAAAGCTAGCTGATAACCGTCAAAAGGCTATCAATGTAAATGCCCAAACTCTCATTCAAAATGAACTACAACAAGGTAAGAACACTACTGCTGCTTTAGAAAGCCTTGCTAAATTCAGTACTACTATTGCTGATGGTATTACTGAGTACCGTAAGCAAAAGGATGAAGCTGATAAGATCCAAGGTGCATACCTTGTAGCATCTGGTCAGATCTCTCAAGAGGAGATCAGAAATACTCTTATCGCCAAGACTTTACTTAAGTCATCTGGACAAGCTACTAATGAGATCGTTGGTGGTCTACAGCAACGTAATGCTAACCCCTATCTTGTTAGTAACCTTGCAGCCAGTAACAAGGCACTTCATGTTGGTATGATGGAAGCCTATGCTAGGCAAACCCTTAGTGGTTATACTGCATGGGCACAAACTAAACTAGATGAACAAGGTCTTAATACAGCTGAACAAAGGTTAGCTGCTGCCCCTCAGTTGCTCGGTGACTTCCTTAAGGAGAATGGTCTACTGGATGTCAATCCAAAGGCCATCATGGAGCCCCTACAGCGTGCTAATCAAGCCTACAGTGGTCTTGTAGAAGCTGCTAGGAAGTCTGATATCCGTAATAAGTCTGATGATATCAGGTCTCAAGCAAAGCGATTACTGGTAGAGAATCCTACTGGTGAGTCCTTTATGGAAGCATTCAATATGATTGCTACCACATACGCTGATGATGGAGCTACTCCACTTGGTCGTAGGGGCGCTAGAGATGAACTGATTAAGCTTACTTCTGATACTACACTGTTCTCTGATCAACAGGTAGAGCAGATTTGGTCTAATGCTATGACCGATCAGGGTAGCATGAAAGATCGCTTTAGTAGTGAGTATGATCAACTCCTTACTGATCGTCAGAAGGATAAGGAAGCTGAGTTCCAAATCATTGATGCTCAAGAACGTAGAGAGAATAAAAGGCAAGAAGAACAACTACTTGATTGGATCAAGAACAATAACCCTAATGAAGAAACTCTCACTTCTATCATCAAAGAAGCCAAGACAAAAGGAATTGCCACTGATCGTATTCAAGCTTATCTTGCATTTACTACTGAGCAACAGAATGCTGACTTCTGGACGAAACAGTTTAGAGAACAGTACGAACTAGGTACACTTACTGCTGATGATGTAGATCAACCTAATGTGCCACTTGAGGTACGTGAGACATGGAGAACACGTGCTCAGCAGTTAGATCAAAAGCGTTCTGATTCTGGTATTTCATCAGAGACCATTAAAGCTGAACTGACTGATGCTCTTAAGCAAAACTTGATTGGTGATAGTACTAATCGTAGTGCTCACTATAGCTTACGTGGTGCATCTGATTATGCGCTAAAGTTGTACAATAAGTCGTTCCAACGGTACGCTAAAACCATGGAACCAGCTACTGCTGCTGCTAAAGCAAGACTTGATGTACTGACTGCTATTGAAGGTAAGAAGGGAGCATTTGCTGTTATCTCTTCCTCTCAAGCTAAGGCAGGTCAAACACAAGCATTCTATGCTGCGTTTACTCCTGGTAAGCATCCCGGTGCTCCTACTGCTATTAATGTAATTAACTCTTCTGAGGTAATTAAGAAGGTAAGAGCTAACAGTAATGTGGTTAACACAGAAGTACTGGCTAGCCCTGCACTGCTTAAGGATATTAACAATCGTATCACTTCTGGTAAGCCTATCTCTATCCCACAAATCTACACTGATTTGTCTAGGGCTCTACCTGGTATGTCGCCTACTCAGATCCTTAATGCACAACTTAAAGCAGCAGGTCTTAGTACTCAAGTGCAACCTGGTTTTAGGGATCAACTCAACCAAATCAATGACCCTGCATTACGTCGTATCTTAGATCAACCACTTACTCAAGATCGTCTTAACACTACTATCATTGGCAGTGGTAATGCACCTGCTACTGTACGTACAGGTAACAATGGATTCACTGATGTGATGTCTCTTGGTAATGCAGCTGGCTTTAAGTTCCCACAGGTAATGGCTGCTATGTGGGCACTAGAAAGTGGCTGGGGTAACTACCACAGTGGTAAGAACAATGTCTTTGGTATTAAGGGTGCTGGTAGCTCTGTATCCACTGAAGAGGTTGTTAACGGTCAAAGGATTCGAGTTAATGCTAGCTTTAAGGACTATGCATCACCGTTAGAGTCTGCTAAGGACTATGTTAATTTGATGAATAACTCACGGTATGCACAGGGTCTAGCACAAGCTAAGACACCACGTCAAGCTGTTGAAGCTATTGCTGCTGGTGGTTATGCTACTGATCCCCAGTACACCTCAAAGGTCGTTAAGATCATGCAAGGTATGGGTGTTAATGTAGATCAACCTTACACTCCTGCTCCTCCTGCTCGTAACCAAGCATTCATGCGTCCTACATTGGCTTACATCACAGATAACATTGGGCCTACTTCTACTGGCCCACACCTAGATGTGAAGCAACAGGATAACCCTAATACACCTGTTAATGAGTTCGCCAAGGAGTTTGCTGTTAAAGCACTTGATAACTTTGTTGTCGTTGATGATCCACAATTTGGACGTGTACCATTGAGCAGAGTACCTGTTACTGATACTTTTGCTGGACATATGGCACGTGGTTCACATGGTATTGATTACGGTACTGCTAAAGGATCTAAAGTATATCTACAGAATGGTGCCCGTATTGTTTCTAAATCTCGCACAGAACATGGTGATAAGTTGGTTATTCAATTGCCGGATGGACGGCGTTTCAGTTTCTTACATGGTAAATCAGTATGACACAAAGCCCCTACGTTGATGAAGAAGAACTGAAGCGCCTAGAAGCTGAAGCGTTGGCTGAAGAGCAAGCGTTACAGCAGGCTGCTCCAGCTTATAATCCAAAGAATGCTCCTGAGACAATGTATCGGGAGGCTACACCAGCACAGAATAAAGCTGCTGGTAATGTACAACCTGTTAAAGGTGCTACTAATCAAGCACAAGCACAACTAAAGCCTGGGTTTCTTGAAGGTATCAAGCAGCAATTAACAGCACCATATCAAAAGGGTAGTGGTACAGGTTTTATCTATGGTGGTGATAAACCTGGTGCTACTCTTGCTGAAGATGTAGGCCAGTATGCCCAACGTACACTGGAAGGTATTGGTGCTGCTGGTATGGGCATCATTGACTTTGGTATGGATGCAGTTGGTCGTATTCCAGGTGCTGAGTGGATTGATGATGCATGGGATGCTAAAACAAAGTATAAGAACCCTGCCTTTCAAAAGGTAAGGGAGGTATCTTCTATCCTTGTTCCTAGTATTGGTGTTGGTGCTGGGTCACGTGTTGCTACTGCTGGTATGGCTGGTGGTCCTGTAGCACGTGGTCTTGCTGCACTTGGTATTAACGTTGCGGGTGATGTAGCTGTTAATGCTATCAGTGACCAGTCTGAAGGTGAAACAATCTCTACTGTTGTAAAGGAAGCTGCACCATGGCTGCCTGTACCTGATGCACTTGTTGTTAAGGATACTGACTCTCCTGAGGTACGTCGTCAACGTAACATCTATGAATCAGGTGCTATTAGTATTGTTGGTGATATCATTGGCTATTCAGCTTCTGCTGGTCGTTCAGTGATGGATTGGTTCAAGCCTAATGATGCTACTGCACAAGCTTATAAGTCATCAGAGGCTATGGTCAATGCTGATGCTGCCACTGCTACCAGGTTGTCTGAGATTGATACACAACGTGTTCAACTACAAGAAGAACTGACTCAACTATCTTCTGTTGCTCCACTTGATGAGGCACAGATGATTGAACAGAGTGTACGTATTGGTGACCTTGAAGCACAACTAAAGGGGTTGGATGGTGAAGCAAAGAAGCTATCCTCACAGTACCTCAACACAGGTGCATCAGAACTCACTGATAGCCCCCTAGAATCGTTTGTAGAGCGTCAACAGATCAGTAGAGATCTACAAGTAGATGAGGTTGGTAAGGGGCGTATTCTAGACGATCCTGAAGGGGCTGGTGGTGTTGATCCTATGATCACTCCTAACATGTTCCCAGAGGGTTCTACTGCTGCTCTTAGTGTACCTCCTGGTAATGTAGCCAGGAATATGGCTGATACTACTGCCATTAAGATGGGTACAAGTAGCGGTACTCCTGCACCTATCCTGTCAGAGAGGGCTTACCATGACCTTAGTAAAGGTAATGTTGTCTCTCGTAACATCATTGAAAATCTAGCAGAAGCTACTAGGGAGACTGGTAACTTTGATGCAATGGTAGAGGGCTTTAGATACACTAAAGCACAGATGAGTGATGCAGCGTGGAAGATCTACAACGACATCATTGGTACAGATAAGGTATCTGACCTCAAGACACTGTTCCTTGATAACCGTGATGTAAAGACTTTACTTGATGGTCGTAAGATTAAGTACGTTAATGATGTCCAAGCAGAAGCCATTGGTTATGCTATGCGTGAGTTGACTGATAAGTACATCGGTCAAGTTGTTACTGAGACATCAGCTCGTGCTATGGATACAGTAGGACGTGAAATAGCAGATATCGCTGAGGGTTATAAGGCATTCCCTGAGACTGCTGATCTTAGCCGTACTACTGAGATGATTGGTGATCGTCTTGCATTCCTTATGGAAGAGTACGCTCTCAATAAGTACATTGCAGGTTGGGCACTTAAGAACCAAGATCGTTGGCAGAAGTTCTTACAGGAAACACCCGATAAAGAAGTAGCACTTAAGCAACTGACTGAACAGTTTAACCTTAAGGTACAAGAGAAGAATGCTCAGGCACAGAGTTATCGAGAGATGATTCGTACCATCGCTCGTGATCGTCCTGATGCTGCTCAACCTTTGATTGATGCATTCGCACTAACCAAGGGTGATGTAGATACACTTGATAAGTTGATGAAGTGGAGTGCTAAGCAACTTAGCCCTACTGGTCTACTAAAGAGTGGTGATGAAGGTCTTAATGCCTTTGCACAAGGTGTGTGGGCAGTGCGTTATAATAACGTATTGTCTGGTATCTCAGCACTTAAAGCTATTACTGGTAACACTATCTCCCTTTCACTGCGTACTAGTAATGCCTTTATTGGTACTGGTATCGGTGCATTGATGGGTCGTAATACTGTAGATGATCTACGTAAGGCTACCTATGTCTATGGTTCATTCCTACAGACTAACAAGCGTGCCCTTGGTGATTCATGGGATACCTTTAAGCGTACCTGGAATAACGGTAAGTGGGGTAATGATGCTACTACTGACTTCCGTGAATTAGCACGTGAGGATCTTGTCACTGACTATAACCCTAACCTTTGGGATACTCTTGCTGATATGGAGCAAGTGTGGGAAAAGGATGGTAACTGGGGTCGTCTCTTTCAGTATAGATCTGCTAGGTTCCTGTATGACCTTGGTAACTGGCGTTGGTTTAAGTACGGTACTAATGCAATGATTAGTGCTGATGCCTTTGTACAGACTACTGTAGCATCCCAGATGGCTCGTGCTAGGGCTTGGGATGAAGTATTCGGTATTGGTTACAAGGGATCTGAACTAGCACAACAGCTAGCCAAGGCTGAGAAGATTGCTTATAGCGAATCATTTGATGCTATGGGTAACCTCACTGATGCAGCTGCTAAAAATGCTACTGGTGAGATTGCACTTAACTTGGATGATGAGACTGCTACGTGGTTGACTCGTGGTGTTAATAGACTGCCTATCCTGAAGCCATTCTTCATGTTCCCCAAGACTGGTGTTAATGGTGTTAAGATGGCTATGTCGTACACACCTATCGCTACCCTACCTGGTATGAATAGGTACTCTAAAGTACTGTGGGCTGGTGATGACATCGATAAGATCAAAGATGCATTGATGGAGCACGGTATCGCTTATGATGGTGTGCCTAATGGTATGGCAATCTTTAAGGGTCTTGAGGCTGAGTATCGTGGTCGTGTAGCATTTGGTGCATTAACTGCAACATCCATGCTTAATTACGCTCTTGGTGGTAATATTCGTGGCAATGGTCCTGTTAATCCTGGTGAGCGTAAAAAGCTCAGGGATAACTTTGGATGGCAACCTAAGACCATTAACGTTGCTGGTAACTGGGTTAGCTATGCTGGTTATGAACCTCTTGATACCATCCTTACTCTTGTAGGTGACCTTGCTTTTTACTCACGTGATATTGGCTCTACCCTTACTGAGTCATTTGTAGATAAGCTTGCTTGGACTATCTCTGCTACCTTTGTTAATAAGTCTTGGACTGCTGGTCTTGAACCTGTTGTAGCTGTTGCCAATGGTGATGAGACTGCAATCTCTAGGTTCCTTGCTAATGAAGCACGATCTGCTATCCCATTGTCAGGTGCTCTTGGTGTTGTCTCTAACGCTATCACAAGCTCCCAGAAGGACATCTACAAGGATATGATTGGTTATGTAGCAAACAAGGTACCAGGCTTCTCCAGTCAGCTTCCAGAGCAGATTGATATCTACACTGGTCAACCACTTAATGACATCGATAATCCTGTACTGCGTGCTATTAACGCTATTAGCCCAGTTAAGATCAGTGAAGGTACTGAGCCTTGGAGGCAGTGGCTTATTGATACTGGTTGGGATGGTGTACAGATGATTCGTAAGGATAGTACTGGTAACCATGAGTACACACCACAGGAACGTGAGACTTTGTATCGGTACATCGGTGAGCAACAACTGTGGAAGGAGTTTGATAAACTCAGTAAGAACAAGAAGTACAACGATCAATTAGATCGTATTCGTGCTATGCGTGTTCAAGGTCGTCCTTCTGAAGAGATTCAAGCAGCTCAAAGTGAAGTGTATTCTGTAATGAATGATATCATGTCTCAAGCTCAGAAAGCAGCTGAACTGCGTATGCAGCAAGAGAATGAACCGATGTGGCGTTCTATTCAAGAATCACTGATCAATAAAAATATGATGAGGCAAGGTCGCATTGATGATGCTGCAAGAGCAGCTGATCGACGTAAAGCTGAAATAGAACGACTAAATCAAATGTATCGATAACCCTAGAGATGGCAATTACAGAAAATACATTTAATGGTAATGGGTCTAATCTAGGTCCATTTACCTTCACCTTTTCATGGTTAGAGTCTACAGACATTAAGGTTTCAGTTGATGGTGTACTGAAAACAGCTGGCACTCATTATAACCTACAAGCTCTCAATTACACCACTAGGTCAGGTGGGCAAGTGCTATTTACTGCTGGTAATGCTCCAGCTGTTGGTACTGACAACATCCGTATCTATAGAGAAACTGATGATACTGCTCTATCCGCTACCTTCCTGTCTGGTTCTGCTATTAGAGCACAAGATCTGAATGAAAACTTTCTACAGTCTCTCTATATAGCACAGGAAACACAGAACTTTGCTGAGAATACTGATGCGTCTACCATCGCTACTACTGCCAACAATGCATTAGCCAACTCCCAGCAAGCACTAGCAACAGCACAGGCTGCTGAAACAACTGCTAACGGTATTGCTGGTACAGCATCTAGTGCATTGAGTACTGCTAATGCAGCTAATGCTACAGCTGCTACAGCTAATACAAACGCTACTAACGCAGTTAATACAGCAAATAGCATCTCTGGTGTTGCTAATGCTGCATTGCCCAAGAGTGGCGGTACAATGACTGGTCTGATTACATTTGCTAATGGTCAAACCATTACTGGTTACCTACCTAGCTTTACGGTAACAACTACTTCAATTAGTAAGACGCTTGCTAACCATGAACGTTGTACAGTTCTACTAGGTCTCCAGACCATCACACTACCAGCATCACCACAACCGGGTTGGGAAGTAACTATTGCAACCGCTGGTACATTTACTGACACTATCATTGCACGCAACGGAGCAAATATCATGGGTCTTGCTGAAAATATGACTCTTAACTTACCTAATTATTCAGTGACATTGTTTTATGTTGATGCCACACGTGGCTGGAGGATTATCTGATGAGTACGCTTACTCAATTTAGTGGTGGTGGGATTAAGAGTATTCAACGTGGTACTATTGTTATTAATACTGGTGCTGCATCTGCTACCGCAACTGTAACATCAGTCAATACAGCAAAAAGTCTTCTTACGCATTTAGGTCAGAATGGTTATTATAGTATAAGTAGCACTAATGGTCTTGGTAATGTCAGGATATCACTTACAAATGCAACAACTATAACCGCAGCAGTAGCTGCTGCTGGTAATGCTACTGCATTTACTGTCTCCTACGAACTGGTCGAGTATGACTGATATGGCTTATTACTACGCACAAATTAATCAAGATTCCATTTGCTTTGCAATCTTGCAGACATATGCTCCAATTAATCAGCCGCATATGATTACCATTTCTGCCTACGATGAGTCAGTACTTGGCAAACGTTGGACAGGCTCTACATGGGAAGAAGTACTACCTCCCACTGAATAAACATAATCACATCTATTACCATGCCAGTATCTAAACCAGACTACTCGACAGGTCTATCTACTTCTACTACGTTGGATGTAGGTACGTATTCCTTGACTCAAGTAGCAGCGGGACTTAGCATCCCTAAACATGACTATATCTTTTTGTCTAACTATACAGCCGGTGGTAACCCACAGCTTATCGTATACCGCAATGGTGGTGCATCTGGTGTAATTGTAGCACAGTTGACTCTTACCTATGACGGTAGTGGAAACTTGACTTCTGTTCAAAGGACCTAATTATGGCACTACAATTTAACCCATTTACTGGTACGTTTGACGTTACCGTTAAAGGTGATACAGGAGATACGGGTACAGTATCTGCTGCTGGTGACGGTACAGCTGCGGCGCCTGGCATTTCCTTCACAAGTGATCCTAACTCAGGAATCTATCGAGTTAGTGAAGATGTTCTTGGTGTATCTACAGGTGGTGTGGGGCGCCTGTTCGTTGATGCAAGTGGTCGCGTAGGCATCGGCACCACGAGTCCAGATGTACGAACTCGTATTGTTGGAACTGCACTAACAAAATCCTGGAGTGCCGACGCTAACGATTTCCTTGCCATTGAAAGCAGTTCTTCGACTGCGGTTGACATTCGTTCCGGTTCTACCGCCGGAGGGAACATTTTCTTCTCTGATGGAGACGCAAGAGCTCGTGGT